CTAATTCAGAGTTTGTTTGAAATAAAGGAGACGTGCTGACAGTTTCTTTACCCTGTTTTTTGCAGAGGTAGAAACTTTTATATCGGAAGTTTCTACCGGAGAATTTTTCTCATTTGTAGAAATTGTTGAATCGATACTATTCGAAATTTGCGTATCTGAAGGTATGTTCTTTGATGCAGAAGTCCCACAAGCAGTAAGTAACAATAAATTTGATAAACTGATAAACAGAATTCTTTTCATTATGTACACACTCCTTATAGTATCGTTTAGCATACACCTATGCTCAGTATTAGGCAAAATCAATGCAAAACTATCAAGTCTTTTATAGTATCTATTAGTCTTAGTAATACATATATGGAGAGGGTGATATCCCAGTTCAAACCAGATACATTGGTTACCATCTGTATTAACGATTATGCCTCTAAACGCTTTTTTTATGAAAAAATTTATAAGTGAAAACGTAGGTATGATATTATCTAGAGGTCATTTTTTTGGGTATTTAAATAGTTGCTAGGAGGATAGCTTTTGGATTTTTACAGTAATTTTATCTTAATAATAGCAATATTATTACTTCTAAATATTTGGTTTTTTGATAAGAGTAGAAATGCAGGGATAGGTTTTAGAACCAAACGAAGTACGTCTTCTGAAAAAAAGTGGGTATATTCACAGACTATTTTTTACGGAGGGGTTATTTCAATCAGTTTACTTTCTTCAACACTTTATTCTTTTAATGTTATAGACGTTTCCATGTCAAATTTTATATCTATTATTGGAATCCTTATTTCTGCAATTATTACACAACTACTTCTTGTGTTTGAAGAGAAGTCAAAAAATAATTAAAGCAATTATGCCTTTTAGTACAGGAATTATTACTTCTTACAAATGTATAGCGAATGTGAAGCCTGCTGTTTTAATTGTTCTAGAAAAACTTTTGAGTGAACAATTATTTTATGTTAGGATGAATTAATTTCTCTAGAGTTTATAATTAAAAAAACTTATTTGAAGGAACATGCTTAAACCATAATTGTGTTTTTCCTTCCATCAGCATAAAAGTTCACCTCAAAAAGAGTGTACGAACAAAAGTTCTTTTTGTAAACCTTAAAATAGATTTTCCTGAATACGTATTGGGGATTTCTAAATGTTTGAATGTTTTTTTGAATGCAAAATCAATGCAAAAAATTTTGTATTTCTCTACTTTTCTCTCCTTGACCAAAATAAAAAAACGTTGATTTAACAACGTTTTTCATACATGTTTATCTGTCTCAACCATACATATATGGAGACGGCGGGAGTTGCTTAAATACTATTATATCAATACTTAAATTTAATTGAATGCCATTTTGAATGCCACATAGCTAGAAATCTATAAATTTATTAAACTTATCTGCTAATTGTTCTTTAGCAAGTTTAGATACATGAGCATAGGTATTCATAGTAGTTTGGATGTCCTCATGACCTAAACGAAATTGCACCTCTTTTAGCGAGGCACCCATTTCTATTAATAAGCTAGCTTGAGTATGTCTGAAGCCATGTACGGTGATTCTAGGTAGTTTTTTCTTTTGCTTCTTGTCCATTTTGTCTTGTATACTCATAAGCCACTTTCGAGAGGTATCAAGGCTCATTATATCGTGTGGATTTTTAGCATTAGTTTGACCGAAAATCAACCAATCATCAGATGGGGGAAGTGCTACTTCTTTCCATTCAAGAAGCTTATCTAAAGTACCTTGATCGATTGAAATTATTCGGCTAGATCCAACCGTTTTAGTGGTGTCAATTTCTAGTCCATTTGCTGTTCTAGTAACGGCTTTATAGATATTGACTGTTTTAGCCTTGAAATCTATATCTCTCCATTCAAGAGCACCTGCTTCTTGTTTTCGCATACCAGTCATGGCAAGTAATCTAAAAAAAGCCTGAACTTTGATATTCGGTTGCTCATATAGCACGTCGAGAAATAATTTTAATTGCTTCTTGTCATAAAACGGTTCTTCAGTAGTAGTTTTTTTCCTTCTTTTGGGTTTACGGATAGAATCTGTTGGATTGGACTCAATCATTCCAAATCGAACGGCGTATTTAAAAACTAGTCCTGTGTAATTCATCATTTTAGAAGCTGTATCATATTTATTTGCCCATTTATCCATTAGTTCTTGAATTTTGATAGGGGTGATTTCAGAAATATATATGTCTCCGAGTTCTTCTAACACATGATTATTAAAAATTCTTTCTGTTTTTAACAATGTAGATCCTCGTACTGTTCTTTTGTATTCAGTCATCCATAAATCATATACATCTCTATAGGTTTTTGGCTTTTCTTTTTTTAATAAATTGTTTTCATATTCACTTTGCAATCTTGCGAGCGCTAATTTTGCTTCACGTTGAGTTTTAAAATTTCGACGAGTAGTTTTAACAGACTTTCCTGTTTCTGGATTGATTCCTAAATAAGCTTGGAACTTCCACGCTTTTTCACCGTTCTTTTTCTTATATTGTTCAAATTTTGCCAATTGAATCAACTCTCTTTCTCTGATACAATAGACACGTGAATAAGCCTATCGTATAGGTTTGTTTTTTCATAGAACACGCTTGCTTTGGACGGTGGGCGTGTTTTTTATACTAATTAGTTATGAAGAGCAATTGAAACTGTCTCTGTTCCAAAGTAACCTGTTTGTGCTTGCAATACATTATTTTGTGCATTTGCTTGGGCTTCAGAGATATCAAAAACTATTTTACCAGTTTGTTGCATATCAGGATTTAAGCTTTCCATAAAGAAAGAGTTAGTGATATTACCATTTTCATCTTGATTTGCCGACATAGATGCAGCCGAATCAGCTTCGAAAGTTTTTCCATCTGCTTTTAATTTGAAGAATGAGCTATCAACAGTCACAGCCTTATCACCTGCATTTTTTACAGATAAGTCAACTACTAAGAAAGTGTCTTTTGCGTTAGTAGGAAGTACAGATGGGCCAACTTGTTTTACTACTTCAACGGAGTTTACTTTGTATTCCATTTTCCCTACAGCAACGTCATCACCGATTTTATAAGTCTTTTCTTCTTTTGTTGTAGTTTCTTTTGTAGTTTCTTTATTAGTACTTGTTGATGTTGCAGTAGCTGAATCTTTGTTTTCACCGCCACTTAGAGCACCACCAATACCAAAAAACAAAAGTACTATTAATACCCAAAACCATACCCGTTTATAAAACGGTTTTTTAACCTTATACATTTTCCCATCTTGACCCATAACTTTTTTTGCCATTTAAATATTCCTCATTTCTTGTTATAATATATTTGTGATCTCAGAAATGAGGTATGAGTCCGTGTTGCAGCACGGGCTTTTTTTACTGTGCATAAGAGTATTTTTTCTTGAAATAAGACTGGCAAACATTAAAACATTCTGTTCTTAACTTATTATTGATAGAGTAGAACTTCATGAAATTTTCTAATTTGAACTGGGATTCATCAGTCAGTTCATTCTCAATAAAGATATTTAGTAAAATCATAATTGCAATTTTATCAGCTTCAGTTTCGAATTTTGAATGAAAAGTTGTAGAGTTATCGTACAGTACTGAATATTCAAAATGTGAAGCAATGAAATGACCGAGCTCGTGGGCTAAATGAAAAGCTTCAGAACTGTCTTCGTGTAGTTTTTCATTCAAAAATACTATTCTTGGTTTTGGATAATAAAAACCTGGTTCTTCCATTTCCATATAGATTAACTTTAAATTATACTCACTCAGCATTTCTTTCAACTTTAAATACATACAAACCATCACTCCAACTATTCATTCTCTTCTAAAGCTTTAGCAATTGCAATCGCTTTACGCATTGTCTCCTTAGATATTTCTTTTCCATCAAAAGAAAAAACAGTATCGTCTTCTGATAAATCCACATGTTTAGGGGTTTCTTTTTCTTCTCTACCTAGAAGATAGTCTACAGAGACATCGAAATAGTCAGCAATTTCTTGCAAACGTTCTGTAGAGGGGTTTGAGTTCTTAAGTCTATATAAGACGTTTTTACCATAACCTAGGTCTTCTTCAACTTTATTTAATGATTTTCCCTGTTTTTTCGCTAACTCTTTTATTCTCTCAAACGTTATCATATCAATATTCCTTTCGTTCAAGAAAAAATATTTAACTTTATTTGTTAAAATTAGTTGACTATTTTAACAAAAGGTGTTAATATCATTCTTGTAAACAAGTTTAACAATTAAAAAGACAACAAAAAACACTATTGATTAATAAATGCCAACCGCCAAGAAAGCTTTTTGAATCAATGTTTATATGTCTTATTTAACTATGTTCTGATTTTAACACTGTATGTTAATTTAGTCAACGCAGTTTTTTAAAAAGTTGTTAAATTTGTTTACGAATATAAAAGAAAGGAGTTTTAGTATGACTGACATTGCAGAAATCACTCGACGAGATAGAGAAAAAATCAAAGAATATGTCGAAAGTTCAAAGTTCTTAACTTACACCATGCTTGCTGAAAGATTTGGAATTAGCAAAAGCTACTTATCTTTAATTTTAAACGGTAAAAAGACTTCTGCAGAAGCAAACAGAATTATAGATTCGATTATTACTATGTACGAATTGTAGAGGAGGAAAACGAAATGACACAAGAACTAATCAACAAAAATGATTTAGATTCATTTCTTATAGGCTACGTTCCTAAACGCTATCTGACTCAAAAAGAAGCAGTTCATTATACAGGTACTTCAGCAGGAACTATTAACGAATGGGTAAAAAAAGGGTTGAAAGTAATCATCTTCGGTGAAAATAGCCGTCCGAAATACGACATCAAAGATATCGATGAATTCATGTCGAAATATAAAGTCTAAGGAGGTAAGCTAATGGGTAAATTCAACAGAGCACTAGTATTCAGCACGCCATTCATCATCTACGCTTTAGGTCTTTGGGGAAGCAGACAAGCGTTGATAGGAACGATTGTTTACATGGTTTGGATTTTTATGGGGCTTGATGAAGCTGAGTATAGAGCGAAAAAGCCAACCGAGGGGGCTGACTAAAGTGTGGTTCTGTTTATTAGGTGTTTATCTCGTGGCCGTTTTAGGAAATAACTACATGAGAAAACGCGGCGAATACTGGTATACATCCTATGCGGTTCTAGTATGTCTAATGCTTACAATTTTTCTAATGATTTATTCAAAATAGGTAATACTTTGTCAATCAAATAAGTTTCAAGAGATTTTTGTTCTGCATTAGTGTTGCCGTAACCAAAACGGCTTAAGAAAATTTTCATAACCTCTATATCTTCATTTTGAATATATGGCAGGACTGCATAACCTGATGCTTTTACAGCAGATATATTTTTATCAGTGTTACTACCAATACAAATACCCACATTGTTGAGAAATGTTGAGAAAGTTGTTTGTATTGTTTGGGTTTTTGAATCGTGTTTTTGTAATTCAATTTCTTTATCCTTCATCGATTCAGCATGCTTATTATTTATAACCGCTGTAATCCAAGGGGATATAAGAGCTACTAAAGCTAGGATAATCGAAATTGTGATCGTGTTATCGAAACTCATTTTTTCACCACCATTTTTTACCTAAATTATACCAAAAGGAGAGAAGAAATAATGCAAGAATTAGTAATTTTGAAAAATAAAGAAGCTGTAACTACGAGTTTGCAAGTCGCAGATAGTTTTGAAAAAGAACACAAAAATGTTTTGAGAGATATTGAAAAGTTAAAAGAAGATGTGCTCAATTTTGAGCAGATGTTTGTGGAAGGTAATGAACCAGATTCATACGGTAGAAATCGGCGAGTTTTCTTCATTAGCAGAGATGGATTTTTCTTGTTGGCTATGGGATTTACAGGAAAGAAAGCTATTTACTTCAAGCAAAAATACATTGAAGCATTCAACGAAATGGAAGATGTTATTCGCAAGAATACTGTTCCTCAAACAATTGAAGATATGATGATCTACCAACTAGAAGAAATGAAAGATGTTAAAAAAGATGTTTCCATGCTTAAAGATACTATGCGAATTAGTGGGCAACAAGAGTTTGAAATTAAACAAAAAGGAAATATAAAAGTTATGGAAGTTCTAGGGGGTAAAGAAAGCCGAGCTTATGAAGAAATCAGCAAAAAAGTATTCTCAAAATTTTGGTCTGAATTTAAACGTACCTTTTCAATCCCAAGATATGGCGAGTTACCTCGTAAGAGATTCGATGATGCTGTTTCATTTATTGAAATGTGGTTGCCAGAAACTGCAATCCGTATGGAAATTGATCAACTGAACAGACAACAGAGACTTTTTGGTGATGACAATGAATAGAGCTGAAGCGCTAAGAATAGGAACGGTAATTGCTAATCGCTGGTGGAGACATAACAAACCAATCATCCTAAGCCAACAACAAATCGACAAGAAAAAGGCATGGCAACAAATAAAAAAGTGACTCAGCCGACCAAAGCAAAGAGTCACAAAGAAAACACATCATAAGGAGATGTTACCACATGGAAAAAGAACTTTCCACTTTAGATCAATATTTGACTGATCCTAGTTGGGGCAAATCGAATGTCAAGGAAACAAATAATCGAAAAATCAGACGAAATCTTTTGACGGATGAAGAACTAGCATGTGATCAAGACGATTTGGGAAATTTTGTGAGTATTTGGGATCATGTCTATCTTATCCATTTATCGAGGAAGCCCAAAAAACCTGAATATATCTATGTCATCGAAGATGGCTTGATTGATGCGCTAGAAGAGTATGACAGAGATAGCTGTCTATTAATTTATGTATTGGAGGGAAAACGAATGGATAAAGAAATCAAAGCAACTTTCAAATTAGATTTGACTGAACTAAAAGAACTGCTCAACAAGGCTAGTGACCAAGTCGAACAGTTACAAGAAACTTTAGATGAAATTGCTAATTTTAAAATCCAAGTTTCAAATAGAGAAGCAGATGAAACTGCTCCTCAAGACAGCGATGGGAATCTTTACGATTTCACTTCTCAGCCTAGGACGAACTAAAAACTTAAAAAATATTATTGTTAATATACTCCCATTGTTTGTCTGTAAGCCAACCTTGATTGTGATTAACGATTTCGGTAACAAAAAATTTATCGCCCTTATCTAAGTATGGTTTGAGCTTATCTAACATTTGATTGGGAGTTAGGTTAGATCTTAGTAAATACGATGATTTCCAATAGTTACACCACACACCATTTGAAATTTCTTCTTTAATTACTCGAATAACATCGTCGTATTTTTGACCAGGATTATTTAAATCGTAAGTTAACATATATGCTTTACTCATAAAAATTCTCCTTTCAGTTTTATTTCAGCGGACCACTCGCTGATAACTAAAATTATACGCTTAGTATTTATTTTCACAATATTAATTTGTCACTGTGGCGGAAAGGGTAGACGCTTAAAAATAAGGTCAATACGTCGAGGGATAACCTTAACGTTTTATGATTTGACCATGCAATGTTCGATTCATTGCCAGTGACTTAAGGAACCTACGGAAACAATTCATCTTATCGGATGCCGATGAATTGGCTGACTAGTCGGGATGCTACTAGCAGTTAGAAGGCATAAAATACTAGCACAGACGTGCGCCACTCTCAGGTGTAGGTTAGGAGAGAAACATTAGTTAGGGTTATTAGGAATACGATAACCTGCTTGCGACAAAGCTTTGTACTGTCGCGTTGGTCATGAACAGAGACGGTATTCTGTTTCAGTATTCGTTAGCAACCGAGGGATGTGGCAGTGGTGAGGCGCAGGAAGTATTAGACTTGTCTGTGTGTAGGTTGCTAGTACATAATTGGTTAGGTTAGATTGAGATTTGGGATTCGGTACAAATGAATCGTCAAATGTCTCAAGCACAGGATCGGAAACGTCCCTGCCTGTGCATTACATATTAGATCACTTATTGAGTGGTCTTTTTATTTTTGCACAAAGGAGGCTGCGTAATGAGAAACTACTGGTATGTATCGCTAACAAACCGATATCCGCAACCGAACACTGATGATCCAGTGAGGGTTGTCCAATCAGTCCAGATTAAAAAGAAGTACTCCATCATTGAAATGACCAGAGAAGCCACACCAAAAGAGGTTGATAAGTACAATCTTCGTTACTGTGGCCATGGATATTTTAGTGAGCAGAACATACAGACAAATATAAAAAAATATCATTAACATATAACAAAGGTGGTGATGGAAAATGAGTAAGTTGAATCCTAAGCAACAAGCCTTTGCTGATGAGTACATCATCACAGGTAATGCTTATCAGTCAGCGCTGAAAGCTGGCTATAAAGAAAACTATGCTAAGAACGCACAAGAAAAATTGGTGGAAAAAGGTGGAAAAGTATCCGACTACATTCAAGAGAAGCTAAAAGAAGTTCAAACTAAGAGGCATTTAACAATGGAAGAAGCTTTGGCTATTACTGCTTCTATTGCAAAAGGAGAACCACAACGCTTTGAAGTTGTTAAGAGAGATCCTTATACAAACGAAATCATAGAACGTGAAGTGAGTGAATATTCAGCAGGTTTCAAAGAACGTAACCAAGCACTTGAGCATTATTATAAAATAAACGCAGCATTTGTAGATAAGCAGAAAGTTGAAATTTCTGAAATACCTACTTTCATTGATGATATAAGTAGTGATAATGATGGCTAAAAGACTATCTGAATTTCTTCCGCCGAAGTTTCATTCAGTATGGAGAGCAACTTTAAATCAAGACATTCTTAATATAGTTTGTAAAGGTGGGCGTGGTTCAGGCAAATCATCAGATATAGCGCATATAATTACCCAGTTACTTATGAGATATGCAGTGAATGCTGTTGGTATACGTTATGTTGATAATACACTTGAGCAATCTATTTACGAGCAAATGAAATGGGCAATTGAGAAGCAGGGAGTATCGCGCCTATTTAAGTTTAATAAGTCACCACTTAAAATTACCTATCTTCCAAGAGGAAATTATATGATATTTCGCGGTGCTCAAAACCCAGAACGAATCAAGTCTTTAAAAGATAGCAAGTTCCCATTTGCTATAGGTTGGATTGAAGAATTAGCAGAATTTAAAACAGAAGATGAAGTCACGACTATCACGAACTCCCTTTTACGTGGAGAATTAGATGATGGTCTTTTTTATAAGTTTTTTTACAGCTATAACCCACCTAAGAGAAGACAATCATGGGTAAACAAAAAATATGATACTTCTTTTCAACCAGACAATACTTTTATTCATCACTCGACCTATCGGGATAATCCGTTCATCTCTAAGGAATTTCTGAAAGAAGTTGAGGCAACTAGAGAGAGGAATCCAAGAAGAGCTGAGTGGGAATATGATGGTAAAGCTGTGGGATCGGGAGTTGTACCTTTTGATAATCTACAAGTCAAGAAAGGGTCTATTACAGATGAAATGGTCTCTAACTTTGATAACATCCGCAACGGTTTGGACTATGGATATGCAACGGACCCTTTAGCGTTCGTCAGATGGCATTATGACAAAAAGAAAAACGGTATTTATGCAATCGATGAAATTTACGGCGTGAAGATCAGCAATCGAGAATTTGCAAACAAAGCTAAATCTAAAGGCTACCAAAATGAGGAGATATTTTCAGATAGCGCAGAGCCAAAGAGTAATGCTGAATTAGTTAATGAACATGGTATGAAAGGAATAAAAGGCGTGAAAAAAGGACCTGATTCTGTTGAGTACGGTGAACAGTGGTTAGATGATTTGGCTTTTATTTGTATTGATCCACTACGCACTCCGAATATTGCTAAGGAATTCGAGAACATCGACTATCAAACAGATCGTGATGGAAATCCTAAGCCAAGACTAGAGGATAAAGATAACCATACGATTGATGCGACAAGATATGCCTTCAACGAAGATATGTGGGCCAAAAAGAAATCAACCGTTACTAAAGAGCAGCGGAATAAAATCAGAAGAATGTTTTAAGGAGTGTGAGAAATGGATAAGGTAAACGAGTTTGAACATGGATCTGATATACATTATTCTAACGATGTGAACACAAATTATGTAAAGTTTAGCGTAGATTCCAATCTTCACTATAGGTTTAGCTCAGCAGAAGATTTACTTAACGATTTAGATACTTTAGCAGCAATGATAAAACATCATCATGAATATCAGGTAAAAAGGCTAAGTGTATTAGATGATTATTACAAAGCTAGAAATACAAATATCATGGATAATCGTAGACGTAGAGAAAAGGAAAAAGCGGATCATCGATCAGCACATAACTTTGGAAAAGTTCTTTGTACGTTTGATGTTGGGTACAACACAGGCAATCCTATAAAAGTGCAAATCGAGGATACAAATCAACAAAAAGAAATCGAAGAGTTTAATACTAATAATGACATAGACGGGTTAAATGCTGAACTCTGGCTTGATATGGATAAGTATGGGAGAGCCTATGAGATTATCTATCGAGATTCAGATGATACAGATTATGTTGATTTGGCTAATGTATTTGAAACGTTTGTTGTATATGATACTACAGTAAAACGAGAGCCTATTTTGGCTGTACGGTATCCTAAGACAAGATTCAACAAGGATGCTGATAAACAGTACATTCAACCAATCGTATACACAAAAGAAAAAAGTATCACTTATGATGAGACGACACTAACAGCAGTTGAGTTAAAGAATCCCCAGGAGGAACCGCATGAATATAAAGAGGTACCTATTACAGAGTATTCTCCTAATCGTTTTCGGATGGGCTTGTATGAAGATGTACTATCTTTGATTGATCTATACGATGCAGGGCAGTCTGATACCGCCAACTATATGACTGATCTAAACGATGCTCTTCTAGTTATTAGTGGTGATATTGAAGCAGCAGGACTATCCACAGAGGACGCCATCAAACAGAAAGAAGCAAATATGCTTTTGCTTGAGTCTGGAACTGATGTGAACGGTAATAAAACAAGTGTGACTGCAGGATATATTTATAAACAATATGATGTGAGTGGTGTAGAAGCATACAAAGACAGAGTGCGCAAAGATATTCACGAAATCTCAATGGTTCCTGATCTTACAGATGACAATTTTTCCGGAGTGCAATCAGGAGAAGCAATGAAATATAAATTGTTTGGATTTGAACAAATGACGGCAACAAAGCAAAGGCTATTCAAAAAGGGTCTTATGCGGCGTTATCGTCTTTTATTTAGCCTAAAATCAAGTATTTCTGAAATGGATAACTCCGATTTGAAAGGCTTACGTGTAATATTTACGCCTAATCTACCTAAAGCCATTCTGGAAGAGTTGAAATCTTTGGTTGATGCTGGAGCTGAACTCAGTCAAGAGACGATCTTAGGACTCGCTTCTTTTGTTCCAGATGTACAGGCAGAATTAAAACGAGTAAATAAAGAAACGCAAAAGCAGATTGGCATTTTTGATTCAGATGGTGAAGAAGTAATTAACAACAAAAAAGATGAAACAGGGGAGTGATTAAATGAACTCCCAAGAATATTGGATCAAACGGGAAAAGGAATGGCAAAAGCAACAAATTAAAGATGATAAAAAGCGCATGGCAGAAATTAAAAGTCGCATGCAATACGCACAAGATGCGATACAAAAAGAAATAGACGCGCAGTGGGACAGTTTCTCCAATGGTCAGAAAATCACTCGTAGCGAAGCGATGAAGCGTGCTAGTGAAATGGATGTCAAAGCATTCGCTCGCAAAGCAAAGAAGTATGTCGAAGAGAAAGATTTTTCTCCTACAGCAAACCAAGAGTTAAAGCTATACAATCTTACGATGCGTGTAAATAGATTAGAGCTCTTAAAAGCTAATATCGGGCTTGAATTGATTTCACTGTTTAATGAATTGGATAAGTACTTTTCGAATGAATTAACAAAAGCTGGTTTAGCTGAATTGAAGAGACAAGCCGGTATTTTAGAAATGACTATTACTTCAAGTGGATATGCAAAGCTGATAGAACTAGTAATAAACAGCTCCTTTTTGAGTGATGACGTGTCTTTTAGTGATCGCTTATGGATGTATCAATCTGAATTGAAATCAGAATTAGATAGGTTGTTACTGAGAAGTATAACGATGGGGAAAAATCCCAAGCAACTTGCATCTAAATTGGCAGAATATTTAACAGCTGAAGGACGAGAAAACACTAAGTTCAACACTCAACGTTTGATGGTGACTGAAACGACTAGAGTTCAGGTAGGAATCCAAGAACGAAGTTACAGAGATGCAGGCATTACCCAGTACATCTATATAGCAGAACCAACGGCGTGCAAACTATGTATACCGTTAAATAATCAAGTTTTTGATGTTGCCGATATGCAGCCAGGAAGTAACGCTCCTAACATGCATCCATTTTGTCGATGCAGTACAGCGCCATATATAGAACGAATAACAAGTCGTTAATACGAATTAACGGCTTTTTATTGTGCCTTCTTACAGCTTACAGGCGTTAAAGAGAAAGCTATTTTTCGGCTGACCGGCGTAACTGGTCAAATTTATCGGGTAGCGGCGTAACCGTGGAGGATTAATCATGAAAAAACGTTTATTTATGCCAATGAACTTACAATTTTTTTCTGAACCAGGAGATGGTGGATCTGGTGATGAGGGACAACAAGGAAACCTACCAGCTGGCTCACAAGAGACACCGACCGAAGCAAAAGAAGAAAACAATACTGGCAAAACATTTTCTCGTGATGAAGTAGCGAAAATGATCGCTGCTGAAACGAATAAAGCAAAAGCAGCGTGGGAAAAAGAACTAGAAGCAAAAAAAGAAGAAGCTAAAAAGCTGGCAAAAATGAATGCGGAAGAAAAACTACAGCATGAGTTGGAACAAAAAGAAGCTGAAATCGCTGAATTAAAGCGTGGACAGGCACTATCTGAAATGACGAAAGAAGCTTCTAAAATGCTAACAGATGCAAATTTACCACACGATGATGATTTACTTGGGCTGATTGTTTCTGATGATGCAGATGCCACAAAACAAGCTGTAGCAGTCATCACTAACTTTGCTTCTTTGATTAAGAGAGAAAACGCAAGACAAACACCACCAAATGAAGGTGGACAATTTACAGCATCGAAAAATACTAAAGAAACAGTGGCTAAACTAGCTGCTAAAAATCGAATTATCAAATAGGAGGAAAACTTAATGAAAAAGAAACAACTTTTACCAATGAACTTGCAAATGTTTGCTCAAACATGGGATCCAGATAATGTCTTGGTATATGAAACGAAAGAGGGAAAAATTCCTGATAAATATAATACGCTCATTTTGAGTGAAGTTATGGAAAATTCTAAGATCATGCAGTTAGCAAAATACGAAGAAATGACTGACAAAGAAAAGAAATTTGAATACTTTGCAGAAGGACCAGGCGCATACTGGGTGGGCGAAGGTGAAAAAATTAAAACGTCTAAACCTAAATGGATGCAAGCTACGATGACTGCAAAAAAACTCGGTGTCATTCTTCCGGTTTCTCGTGAATATTTAAATTATAAATTATCAGATTTCTTTGAGGAGATGCAGCCAAAAATTGCTGAAGCTTTCTATAAAAAATTTGATGCAGCTGCCTTATTAAATAAAGAAAACCCATTTCCTCAGTCACTAGACGGATCAGTTATTAGTGCGGGGAATGTGGTTGAAGGCGGATTGACTTATGATAATATCCTAGCCTTAGAAGACAAGTTAGCAGAAAATGAATTCGAACCTAATGCGTTTATTTCAAACCGAAAAAATCGTACAGAATTACGTTCTGCAGCTCAAACAGTCGGGTCAAATGTTGAGTTTATTTATGATCGCTCTGCTAATACAATTGACGGATTACCAGTAGTAGACCTTAAGTCTTTAGATAAAGGAACTCTTTACGCTGGAGACTTTAATTACATGTTTTATGGAATCCCATATAATATTTCATTTAAGATTTCTGAAGAAGCCCAATTGTCTACTTTAACTAATGAAGATGGAACCCCAGTTAACTTGTTTGAGCAAGAACTGATTGCTTTGCGTGCAACAATGGATGTTGGATTTATGATTGTAAAAGATGAAGCATTTGGGAAGATTTCCCCAAAAGCGTAATGCCTGCTACCGGTATTGTGCCAAATCAAAAGACATGGACCGGTAAAGTAGGCGATACTAAAACATTTACTATCTCAGCTGTGCCTGCAGATGCTAGCGATGCAGCTGCTGTTGTTGCAGCTACTACAGCAACTTCAAGTGATGGAGCTATCGCAACAGTGACCAAAAATGAAAATGGTGGTTTTGATGGAACGATTGCAGCAGAAGGGTCAGCAACATTCACATTTACTTCTGGAGAATTCACTACTTCAATCAATGTGACAGGTCAACCTGCTAGTTAGGAAGTAAAAATATGATGATTGCAGATGATATTAAAAAACTTCTTAAAGGAACAATAGATGAAAAGCTTGAAGTTATTGAGCGAAGAACGAATGAGCGTATGAAAACCTTGTTAAATACGCAAGAAGTTCCTAAAGAATTTGAAACAGTTGTATATGAAGTATCGTTGAAAAGATTCAATAGAATTGGTCAAGAAGGTATGCAGTCATATTCTCAAGAAGGTTTATCTATGGCTTTTCCTGATTCGGATTTTTCAGAGTATCAAAATGAGATTGACGAATTTAAGCGTAAAGATCAGGAAGAGTTGTACAAGCCAAAGCGAGGGAGGTTTAAATTTATATGAGATTTACAGATGAAATTATATTTGTTAAACGTTCATCTGACTCTAAATATGATCCAGATCTCGGTGAGTGGGTTGAAGGAAAACCAGAAAGAACAAGAACAGAGGCAAACGTGACAGATATTGGCACTGATAGAAGTGTGACTATTTTTGGTAGTGTGGAAGAAGGGGCGAAGGTCATTAGGACGCAGCCTCTTTTTTCTATCCCTACATTTGACTATATCGAGATTGAAGGAAAGACTTGGCAACAAAAAACAGCTAGAAATCCAGCATATAGAAATAGTTTAATTGTGCAAGAGGTGGTTCTTGATGAAGGCACAACTTGAATATAAAGGAATCGATCAGCTGATGCGACATCTGAAAAAAGCAGCAACGCTTAATGACGTTCAAAAAGTCGTGAAAAGTAATACTGCTGAAATGACTGAACGAATGCAAAAAGGTGCGCCAGTGGATACAGGTTACTTACGAAGATCAATAAACATGAATCTTTTAGAAGCTGGTTTAACTGGTATTGTAGGACCGACAGCAGACTATGCTCCTTATGTAGAATATGGAACTCGCTTTATGTCGGCCCAGCCTTATGTTAGACCAGCTTTTAATTATCAAAAAGTCAAATTTATGGCTGAAATGAAAGCCTTGGTGAGATGATGATTAAGACAAGAGATCAGTCGATTTTTGATGAACTTTTTAAAATATCCCAAAACAAACTTGGATATAAAACATACGATTACAAAACTTTAGAGGATGTTGGTTATCCCTTTGTGGAATTTGAGAACACTCAGACCATCCATGAAGTAAATAAAACTGACATTAAAGGGTCTGTGATTGTGGTTTTATCCGTTTGGGGATTACAGAAGAAACGAAAGCAGGTGTCAAATATGGCATCTGCTCTTTTTAATGAAGCTAGATTGATAGAAGCCACAGAAGGCTATTATTGGGCTTTAAATTATCAAGCAAGTGGAATTCAAGTGATGGACGACACAACAACCAATACGCCCCTAAAACGAGCGGTTGTTACACTTGAATTTAGAATTAGATAGGAGGAAGAACATGGAAGCATTAAAAGGTATTGATGTCATTTTGCTTTATCGCTTATTGAAAAAAGAAACTCAGGAAGCTGCTTGGAAAATGGCATTTCAAACAGAACACGAAAATGGTTTATCAAGAGATTCAGACTCTACAGTGACAAAAGACGGAAACGTTCAAAGTTTAAGCCCAGTTGAATATGATTTTTCGGCTACTTCAATAGTTGCCAAAGGCGATTCTCATGTAGATGAAATGAAACAAGCCTTATTAAATGGCGATATCATTGAAATTTGGGAAATCAACAAAGCAGAACAGGGCACAGATGATGATGCAAATAAGTACAAAGCTACTTATTACCAAGCATATGTGTCTGAATTTACTCCATCAGCTGCTGCAGAGGATAACGTTGAATTAAGTTTATCATTTGCAGTAAATGGTGTTGGTCAAGATGGTTATGCAACCTTGACAGAAGATCAAGCCGATGTTGTTCAATATGCATTCAAAGATACCGTGAAAGCAACTTCGACAGGAGCATAAGAGGGCTTAGATGCTCTCTTTTTTATTTTAGGAGGATGAAAAACATTGAAATTAAAAATTAAAGGTAAAGAATATTCGTTTAAATTTGGCACTAAATTTGTACGTGAATTAGACAAAGTGATGCCTTTCATCGATGGAAATATGGAATTCGGAATGGGACTCTCAGCAAAAGTCTTACCGGAATTACGTTCTTATAATGTCAACACGTTGTCACGAGTCTTAGAAATAGCAAATAGAACAGAAGAAGAAACTATTACGTTGGATGAAATGGATGATTACATCGATGAAGTTAAAGACATCGAAAAATTGTTTGATGAAGTCCTAAAAGAATTGGCGGAGTCGAACGCGGGAAAGTTAGCGGTCCGAAACCTGAATCAGAAATTGAAAGAAGCGGAAAAACAACAAGCGGAATAGATTCTGCACTGGCATACGAACAAATTCTTATCAATTCTTTTCGATATTTGGGAATGACCAATATCTCAGATATCGAAAGAATGACGTTATATGAATACAACATTCGTATGACTGCAGCCCAGTTATCTTGGCTTGACAAAGAAAAGTTGATTCACGAATTAGCGTGGGCAAATCAGCAAGTCCAAGCGGAGAAAAAAGTAGGCAAAAAGACAGTTCCTGTATATCGATCCTTTGAAGAATTCTTTAATTATCAAAAAATCGAAGATTCAATCATGGGAGTTTCCGAACTTTCAAAACAAGATAAAAAATTCCAAAGCTTACTAACTAAAGCTAACTCTTGAGGAAAGGAGGAAAATCATGGAACAATTTTCTGTTGAAGCCTTATTAAAAGCCACAGATAGTGGGTTTGTAAAGACTTTTAAAGATGCACAAGATGCTGTTAAAACTTTTGAAAAGAATTCAAATAGTATGACAACCGCTGTTGGTAAAGTGATGCAAGGTACTGGTGCCGCAATGACAAAGTATATTACCACACCTCTTATAGGAGTAGGCGTAGCAGCTGCTAAAGTTGGTGGTGACTTTGAAGCACAAATGAGTCGTGTAAAAGCTATATCGGGAGCAACTGGCGACACATTCGAACAGATGAAACAGCAAGCGATTGATCTAGGAGCAAAAACTGCTTTTAGCGCAAAAGAATCAGCTGCTGGAATGGAAAACTTAGCTTCTGCTGGATTTAGCGCACAAGAAATCATGAAAGCGATGCCGGGTCTTTTAGACTTAGCAGCTGTATCTGGAGGGGATGTGGCTCTAGCTTCTGAAAATACTGCTACTGCTTTGAGAGGATTTGGTTTAGAAGCAAGTGAAGCAGGACATGTCGCTGATGTATTTGCTCGTGCTGCTGCGGATACCAATGCTGAAGTTGGAGACATGGGAGAGGCATTGAAGTATGTTGCTCCTGTAGCCAATTCAATGGGTATTTCTTTGGAAGAAACTGCAGCAGCTATTGGTATTATGAGTGACGCAGGTATTAAGGGTTCTCAAGCAGGTACAACGTTGCGAGGAGCATTGTCTAGGTTAGCAAGGCCAACAAAGGCTATGCAAGATACAATGGATAATTTAGGTGTTTCGTTTTATGATGCTGACGGTAAAATGAAACCTTTAAAAACTCAAGTAGAATTACTTAAAAAAGCTTTTGAAGGCCTGACGCCTGAACAACAACAAAATGCTTTAGTAACACTATATGGGCAAGAATCATTATCAGGGATGATGGCTTTGATTGATAAAGGACCTGATTCATTGGGCAAATTAACAAAATCTCTGAAAGATTCTGATGGTGCAGCTGATAATATGGCTCGAACCATGCAGGATAATATGAATTCTTCCATCGAGCAAATGTTTGGAGCTTTTGAGTCAGCAGCTATTGTAATTCAAAAGATTCTAGCGCCATCCATCAAAAAAGTAGCAGATGCCATATCCGGCTTAGTAGAAAAATTTGTAAGTGCTCCAGAATCAACTCAAAAGTTGATAGTTGCTATAGGACTCATAGTTGCTGCTATAGGACCGTTAATTTTTATGATTGGTTCAGTAATTATATGGATCAATAGGGTGAAAGTAGCTTTAGCTTTAATGGGGACATCAATGAGTGGCGTAATTTTACCTGTTTTAGGTATTGTCGCAGCTATTTCAGCATTAATAGCAATTGGAGTTCTTGTCTATAAAAATTGGGATAAAATTGCTGCTTTTGGTAAACAGGTTTGGAAAAATATTACAATGTTTGTATCAGACACAGCTAATTCCATAAAAAAAGTATGGAAATCTACAGGAGAATGGTTTAACAATTTATGGAAGTCCATTAAAGAAGGCGCAGACAATGTTTGGACTACAATTCAAGAAGCTCCTGGGAAAGCGGCAGATTGGATCAAGAATAAATGGACTGAAACAAAAGAGTTCTTTTCGAGTATATGGGATGGCATCAAAGAAGCTGCCAGTTCCGCTTGGGAAGGAATTGTAAACATTCTAGCACCGTATGTTATTGCCATAAAAAATGTTTTTCAGCCAATGATTGATTTCTTTACGAACCTATGGTCTCAAATTGGATCAATCGCAGGTTCTGCATGGGAAATTATAAAAACTGCTGTAATGGGTCCAATTCTACTTTTGATTAATTTGATAACAGGCAATTTTAATCAGTTAAAAGAAGATGCTTCGATGCTGTGGACTACATTAACTACAAATATCCAAAACATTATCACGACGTTTGTAGATATAGTTGTTGGTTATTACACAGCCTTAAAGGATACTGTGATAAATATCTGGAATGTGTTGACTTCTACCATCAAAGATGTGTGGAATTCTTTTACTACATGGATCAAAGAGACAACTAACAATATTGTAAATAGTATTAAACAGGGATGGAATAACCTAAAACAAGGGACAATCGATCTGTTTAATAATATGATTCAAGGAGCGAAAGATTTATGGAATTCTTTCAAAGCTTGGTTTATTAATCTAGTTATTGGAACTAAGGATAACATCATTCAGGGATGGGAAAACCTAAAACAAGGTACTATAGATACTTTCAACAATTTAGTAAATGGTGCTCAAGAGGCATGGGATAATTTAGTAAATGCTGTTAGTGATACGGTTGATAGAGTAACTGGCTGGTTTGATAACTTGAAAAATATCGATTTACTAGCAGCCGGAAAAGCTATCATGGATAGTTTTCTAGAAGGGTTACAAAATGCATGGAAATCTGTGCAAGATTTTGTTGGAGGTATTGGTGATTGGATTCGTGAACACAAAGGACCTATCCAATACGATAGAAAGCTATTGATTCCAGCTGGTCAGGCTATTATGAACGGTCTGAATAAAGGACTGACAGGAGGATTCAATGACGTACAGAATACTGTTGGAAGTATGGCAGACTTTATCGCGGAACTTTTCAATGCAAATCCTGATGTAGATATAGCTGCAAATCTGAAAAATGCAAATAAAAACATTGGTACACAAGTTGAACATAAAGTAAATATGGGCGGCTCTACTAAACCAGCTGTATTTAAATTCAATCTTGGAAGACAATCGTTTAGATTATTTTTGGACGATATTGCACAAGCTATGGGCGAAGGTGCAGAAATTAATCTAGAATTTTAGGAGGGAATATTTTGGATCAGCGAGAAAATAAAATGTACTCATTCAAAGATACAACTATTAATCTCAATAGTTCTAAACGATTCCTTCCAACGTCTGCCATGATGTACGATGGAATGTATTTAGAAGATTTGATTGAGGGGTATCAAACACTCACGATTGAAGGTAGAGAAATGCTTTCTGTAGAAGTTGAACAGCAAGAGATACAAATTGGTTCAATCATTACAAATCAGAAAATACCTTCAAGAACACTAAAAATAACATACAAGTTGGAAGACAGAGATCCAGAAAAACTACAGTTTAAATTCAAAGAGCTGTTGAATTATTTATACCGGAATGAAGACGTGGAAATTAGGTTTCATGATGAATTAGATTTTTATTACTACGGTCGCTATACATCAACTGATACTGTTCCAGGAGACTCCAACTCGATTATTTCGAGTTTTAATGTATTCTGTGCGGATCCACTAAAGTATACGAAAGAATATGTTAGTGATGGCTATATTGGAAATCCGATACAGTTTCCTATAACACCAAGAAAAATTGAAGTTACTTTATCCATGAATAATTCAATCAAAATTACAAACGGAGAACAAAATATCACGATAACTGATGCGGCAATAAAAACAGGAGACGTGTTGGTTTTTAATTTTTCCGATGAGCAGGTAACTGTAAACGGAGAAGATTGTACTTCTATGATTGATTTAGAAAGTGATTTTGAGAACTTTTATCTCAAGCAAGGTCAGAAGATAACTAGCAATAATGGGAAGCTTAAAATATTCTATAGGGGGGCGACAATTTGAGTGAGACAGTTTATTTCTTTGATCACTTGCAAAAACTTATTAAAAGAAAAAATACAAGAAGTTTGATTGAAGTCTCCCAAGAAAAAGAAATTAGTTCTGATAAGAGCGATCTAATGAAAGATACTCTTTACGTTACGACAAAATATGATAAAGAAATAGAAGATGCAAGATATATGGCGATTCGTGAAAACGAGTCGTCTTTTTCGTTGTATCGAATTACTAAAGTGAGCGACCCATCTGAAACATTAGAGTTTACAGGGTTAGGATTTGCAACGAATGAATTAGATGCTTACATCATCAAAGATATTAGACCGAGTGGGCAGCCCTTAAAAAATGTCCTTGATCGATTGATTGAATTTACTGAAGGAAATTGGCGCGTTGGTCACGTAGAAGCAATGTTACCAACAGTAACTGCAACTTTTTACTATGTCTCTGTAAAAGAAGCGTTGAAAGAATTGCAAACCTTAGGTATGGAATTTGTCTTTAGGTGTTCTTTGAATTCTGATGGAATAAAGGATAAATGGATCGAAGTATATGAACAAATTGGTGAAGAATCGAATACACGTTTTGTATATGGTAGTAAAGCATTAACAGTTGTAAGAGAGATAGATCGAAGCTCAATCTCAACTTCAATGATAGGCCGCGGGCGAGGCGAAGAGGTCGGCGACGGATACGGTAGAAGAATTGAATTCACTGATGTTGAATGGAAAAAGTCGAATGGTGATCCTTTAGATAAGCCTAAAGGCCAAAATTGGCTTGAAGATCCGGAAGCAACTCAAAAGTATGGGATACCACAAAAAGATGGATCAATGAGAAAACGAGAAACCGTAGTAGTGTTTGATGATATAGATGATCCAACAGAATTACTTAAAAATACTTATTCAACCTTAATCGATTCTGCTAGACCGTTAGTACAATTCAAAGCTGAAGTCACTGGAGGAGATGTGATAGGAAATACAGTGACTATTCACAGATACGATAAAGGTTATCACTATAAAACTCGTATTTATAAAACTACATTCAATCGGCTTACCGGTCAAACGAATATCGAACTAGGAGATAATTTAACACAAGATGTTAGAAAACAAACGGCTTCTATTGTCAATAATATTAATAGTTTAGAATCTAGCAAAATGACATTTTACGAATCGACAGAGATTGGAAAATATCAAGATGACATTATGCGAGGTGCAGGAGATAATGGCGGTTCTATTTATTGGGTAAATGGAATTGAAGCTGGTGTTAGTGATAGTAGAGAAATCTATGAAACTGTTTATATGGATGGACCTAACATTCCTAGATCACGCTTTTTTATGGTCCAAAATAACTCAGGAATATCTTTCAAACAGTGTAAAAAAGGCGAATGGCAAACAATCCAAGATGTACACAATGGCGATAGCACGACCGCGTGGACGTTGGATGGAACTTTCAATGCTAATTTTATTAAAGCAGGAATTCTTTCAGGTATTCTCGTGCAAGGGGTAGCTTTAAAGACATTGGATGATAAAGATTTCCAATTAGTGGCAGAAGGAGGACAACTTTCTTTTGAAAAAAAGGTCATTTCAACTGGGCTTGACGATGTTCACGGAGAATCGCTTGGATCCATCGTAGCGACTTATGGAGGCGGAAAAATAAATGGGTTTGCTGTATGGAAAGAACCAAACTATATTTTTTCCATTAACGCTGGGGACGGCGGCGATCGAGGAAATCCTGTTTTTCAAATTCCAGCAGATGTTACTGCTGATAAGCGTAAATATAATCTTTACGGTGATGGTAAATTTTCAAAAGGGAATATAACCATGGATGGCCGTCTAGATGTCAAAGAATTATATGTGAATGGCGTTAAAATCGATACAAACGGTGGTGGCAATAATGGAGGAGACAATACTGGAGGAAACGATAACGGTTGGAATGGACAATATCCGCCAGAAGTAACTACTGACAGGGATAAACGTTATTGGCAGATCTGGACAATGGCAATAGGTGCTGGCTTTACTAAGCAAGCTGCTGCAGCTTTACTTGGCAATGCACAAGGAGAATCAGATGCTAATCCAACCGCCGATGAGGGCAATGGCGCACCAGGATTCGGTTATGGTGTATGGCAATGGACGGATTCCACAGGCGCAACTAGCGGACGTGTTTACATGATCAATTTAATGACAAAGGCTGGCATCAGTGATGATCCAGACACGATCGCGGCGCAGTTTAAATTGTTGATGTGGCATGCGCCAAATGGTCAATGGATCGCAACTAGCGCTTATCCTTATACATGGACACAATTCATGAATCTGACCGATATCAACACAGCAGCACAAGCATTCGTGGCTAACTTTGAACGTCCACGTGATCCACATCCAGAACGGACGACATGGGCACAAGAATGGTACGACAAATTCAAAGATTTGGAAATTCCTGCATCAAAAGGATATATAAAACCAATTGCAGATCCAATCAGAGTGACGAGTGAATTTGGCTGGCGCACTTCTCCAATTACAGGCGCACAAGAATTTCATAACGGTATTGACCTTGTAAATGGAAATCCTAATACACCTATTTTTGCATCAGCAGATGGCGAAGTGATTGTTGCAGGTGATGCAAATTACTTTGACTGGTATGGAAATTGGACAGTGATTAAACACGCTGATGGAATGTATACAGGCTACGCACATCAAAGCCGAGTAGACGTCTCAAAAGGTCAGAAGGTAACTGCTGGTCAGCAAATTGGACTGATGGGCACTACTGGACCGTCAACAGGAGAACATTTACATTTTCAATTTATGGATGAGTTTTATCCATCATCGGCAGCACATTTTCATAATGCAAGAGATTACATCGATTTCTAAAGGAGGGATAGTCGTGGCAGAAACGCAACATAAAATGGTCCTATCCACCACCGAACCAAATAACGGAATAAATTTGGTTCGGATTCGGCAAGGGGATGCTTTAACGCAAAAGTTCGTTGTTGAAGTGGTGGAACATGGCAAACTAAAAACATTCGATGGCCTAGTGCCATTTTTTATTAATACAACAAAATTTGGCGAAAACCAACCTGTTGAACAAAAAGTACAAGAATACAGTCCAGGACAAGCAAGGCTTGTTTATACGTTAAGTGAGCCTGACTGGCAATGGGGCGGTGAAAACATCGCACATTTCAGTTTCCGATCACTTAATGGTGATGGAACTTGGAGTGAACAATTTAGCACACAAGATTTTACCTATCGAGTCATTTCTGGAATATCTAGAAGCCAGTTACGTGATTCTGGCTATGTATGGACCTTTGAGGATTTGCTAAGAAAATTCAAAGATTACATGGATCAGGGCAAAAATGACTGGGAGCAGTGGTTAGAAGATAATCGTAAAATACTGGAAAATATCGATCCAGGTGGTACGATCATTAACATTTTGAATGAAGCAAAAGGAGATTATGACAGTTTAGCCGCTCGCTTAGATGATATTCAAAATAAAACATTCAATGTTCCTAAAGGTGCAGAACAAGTGCCAATCCAAAGAGACAAACTTTTCTACGACAGAGGCGCGTATAACTGGGTTCGTCCTACTAACTTAGATACAGTGATCGCGCAAGCAGACAAAACTAAGTTTAACATGGGATTCATGACAGATATTCATGTCGATTCACACCAACAATTTGCCGATCACTTTGACCAAAAAGACAAGATGGAACGCCGCTGGAATATCGTCGGGCAATTTAGAACGCTAGAAACCTTTACGGACGCGATGGTATACGGCGGGGATAATATCGATGGATACAGTGGAGCGACGGCAGCAGGCATTTACCCTTATACCGAACAAGAAAGACGCGCGAAAAACTTACACGTGTTGAAACGTTTTGCAAGCGCAGCAACAGCAGGCGCGAAAGTTCCGGTTATTCTTTGCCGTGGTAACCACGAAACAGGTAAAATCCCGCATGCAAACGACGGACGTTCGCGGCTTGATTCGTTAACTGGTTCGGACATTAGGGAAGCTTACGGCGAACGCTTTGGGCCTACGTTGTTCCCTAGTAAAAAAGTTGCGATCTATCGCATTGATACCGATGACTTCGAAGACGATACGAACTCACATGGCAAATTCATCGAGTTTTCTGGATATTACAACGGTGCTGAGTTCCCTCATGGAAAACTGGGGCAAAACCAATTGCATGCATTCGGACAATGGTTAGAGCAACTTGACAGAAGCTATCACGTTGTAATCGTCGGACATGTACCGATAGAAAGAGAAAACGATGTGGCAAACGTCACAAAACTAGCAACCTTGCTAGACGGCTTCAAACAAGGATCAAGCGTAACAATTGACTATAATTCTATGCAAGGGCACAACCCTAGTCCAATAGGGCAAAAGACATACAATTTCGCAACGAAAGGACGCGGAACGGTCGTGGCAATCTTTGCAGGGCATTGGCACTATGAAACAGTGAAATATTTAGGTACAACGCAAATCATTGTAGGAACAAAAGCCTTTCCTTCCGAAGAGGAATACAACACAGCGAACGAAGCGGGCTTCGCCAACGTCCAAATCGACACAGCAAAACGTACGATTAAAGTACAAGGCATAGGTCACTATACTAACCGTAACTTCTCGTATTAAGGAGGTTTAAACATTGGAAAAAGAAACGAAAGAAATGCGTGAGGCTATCGAATGGATTTTACAACAATTAGAAATTCATTTCGATGGCACACCGCAACAAGCACACGTAGACGCTACGCCGTTAAATGCCGGTTTTTGCACGCCAGAAATCGCAATGAACGCGCGCGGAATCGGTTTGAAGGATAACGAACTAGGATGGAAGTACACCAACGTGTACGACGTGCCGCCGGGCTTTTATGCCACCACTAACCAATGGTACAAAAACGGACAGATCACTTTTTGTGGCGACGGCGCTATCATGATGTTAGGTGTTATGCAAGAACACAACAAACGGAAACTGATATGGGCTTCGGATGGTTATAGCGGAAACATCTATGTCGCACGTACGCATAACGATGATAACGGCTATAACAGTCCGGGTTTCCGTAAAGTCATGACGACCTTTGAACTATTCAAAGGTGAAAAGCACGGCGTAGGCACAACGATCGAGTTAAACGATAGTATGAAACATTACACTTCCGTTCGTATTCACATTCAAGGTTGGGGCGGTCAGGTGTACGAAGCAAATAACGTGACTGGGCCAGTTGTCATGTTCACTAACTTATATGACGATGCAGGCGGTATGGAAATGTATGAGTTGAAATTAGAACGTGTGACGGATACAAGCTACAAGATCGTTCGTTCCGTCCAAGTAGCAATCACTGAAAATATGAATTACCACAAAAGCACAAATGCAGAAATCCAAATCATCAGAATAGAGGGCGTGAAATAATGGCACATATCATTAAAAAAGGACCTATCGAAGTACCGACGCAGCCTAAAGACTTTGGTTTGCAAGCAACGGGTCTTGTGTTTAAATCATACGATAACCAAATAGCACTAGAGTTTAACGTCACACAACAGGACGGCGCGCCGGCAGATTTATTAGGCGCTACACTCCGTCTGTTGATGTATGTGTATGACGAAGCAGATGGAACAGTGACAAAAGAACCTGTTCCTTTTATCACGAAAAACCTCATTACAGAGAGCTTTCTAAACGGTCATGTAAAATACATCCTACCAGAAGCGTTGAAAGCCTATAGCGGCGTCGTGGAAACTTATGTATACATTGAGTATCCAGACGGATCAACAAGTGATAACTTAGGTTTCACTTTCCGTATGAAACGTTCAGCAATCGACGGACTAGCGCAAGATAAAGCTGACTACTTCATTGAAGACTTCAAGCAATTGCTTGATGGAGTCAAACAAGAAGCAACGGATGCAGTAAATGAGGCACTAGCAAAGGTTGAGGTTGTTTCTGAAAATGTTAGTTCAGCGCAAAATGATCTAACTATACTTGAAGATCGTATTGATCAAGCCAATCAGGAAATCGACAAGGTTCTTTCTGGCGCAAATGAATTCCGTACAGATATCGATACACTTAAAAATAACAAAGCAGATAAGACATTTGTTACCGCACAGTTGGCACAAAATGGAGCGGATGATTTGTTTTCAAAAAAAATATCTTATGACTCCTTGAGTACAAAGCCTGCGATTTATCAAGCAGTTGTAAAAAATCCAAGTAATGTAAATTATGAGAATAAGCCGTTTGGTATCTATATCAGTTTTGAAAAAGGGGAATGCCCTTCCGAAAAAAGAATCGTGGTCAAAAACGCTTTTGGGATGGTGCTACCTAGCCAATGGGAGGAAGATAGACACCCTAGAACTGGCGAAAAAATGGGGGCGTGGGAAGATGGAAGTTTAAAAAATGGTACGATTTGGACTCTTGGCAACTTGAATGTTGGGGAAACGAAAGTATTTACTATTGAAGTTTCAGCTCAAGATGTGAACCAAAAGGATAATGTGCCTCAAACAATTGTAGAAGCAGATGTGCAAGAAAGCTATTTAGCCAACGGAATAACCTATCTCACTCACAAAAACGCATCTTGGGGCATTCTTAGCGTTACCAAAGACGGAACCGATTTAGCGTTAAACACAGCTTTGCAAGCAACTTCCATTAAAAACGATGCGTATACTGACCTTAATAGCTCCAAAACAGGAAACACTACAGTGATTTCTAAAACAATTGAAGGAACTGGTGTAGTGTTCAAAGATATCATTTCAAAGTTTTCCTATGTTTATAATTCCAACATTGTCGCGACATTTCGGACACGCATTTGGGCGAATGGTGATGTAGATTGGGAAACTAAAACCGAAACTATCGCAGATGTAGCCAGTGGAGTTCTGAATGGCGTCATGGAAAAAATTCAATGGAATCCGATTAGTGGTGCGACATTGCAAGCGCACGATCACGAATTATACTCATCTGAAACAGGTAGCGGCCATCGTATATTAGCTGGATTTAGATGGCATCAACGGCATGGTGAAGACTACGATTCAAATAAATACCCTATCGTTACAAATTCGGTAACGGGAAAGGCATATGTCGGTTGGCAAAATGCCTCTCCAAACACATTTTCTATCCCGAATAAGGCATATTGGACAGCAAACGCGTATGTTTCTCTTGCTTTTGATAATGTGGACAATGAGCGTTTAAGAAGAATAAATCGTCTATTTACTAGAGCTTCTAAAGAAAACGCACGAACTTTAAAAAGAAAATTCAATTCACTCGCTAAATTTTACGTTGAAAATATGCGTGATTGGAATTTGTTTAACGGACAAAATTTATTCCCAGGTATAAACGGTCTCGAATCTATTGGGCTTACAAAATTAAGTGGGGATGATTTATATACTCACGCAGTAAATCGGTTTAACTTAGCCTTATCTTATTATAGCGGCGGAACAAAAGAGGGGTTTGTCAACGCATGGCAGACAGAAAACTGGAGAAGAGGTATTCAGTATATAGGTCGTGATATGTCTATTTTAACCTACCTTCATAAAGAAGCAGTAAAAAGAAATGATTTAGATGTAGTTATTACTACTGAGAATGTCATTCATAACTTAGCTGATGCGTTTGTCGAGATCGAAGCATTAAGTGGAGGTCAAGGTAAAGTAGCACTTAGGGGCGACGGCGTTATGGAAACAACCACTGACGCCATGAACCCAGAAGCAACGGCTATAAAGTATATCAAACAGAGTCTAGATTTGCTTGATAACGATATCCGAAAAAATTGTATGAATAGAATAATAGAAAGATTTAACAATACTGTACAATACAATACTCGTCTTCCGTACGCTAAAATAGAGCTTGACACCTATTATGATTTCTTGGTAAATCCGCGTTTACATTATCACGCGTTCGCTCTATTTGATTATTTACAGGCTGTAGAAAACCCTCCTTTCGATATTCGCCAACTTGCATTCGAGGTGACGAATGGGAGTGGACAAATTAAAGAAGTCGGATACCAATATCAACAGGAACGTCGAGGTTTGGCTTCAACAGCCGTCTATCTAGCGTGCGTGCTTTATAAAGCTGGAAACATTTCTGATTTAGAGCAAGCTTGTAAAATTGTTGAGTATATAATTACAAACATGTATCCGGTTGGAGGTCACATTCATCCAATTGACGGGTGGAGTAGTACGGATCAAGCTATTTCTGGATTTCCTTTAGAAACGCAAGCGCTCATTGAGACAGTTTTGTCACAGTAGAAATAAACATAACTAATGAAACGTATTTGAACCAAACTGCGAACTAACTGAAAACAAAATGAAAGCGAGGTAGTCGAGAAATCGGCTGCCTTTTTATATCGAGAAAAGGAGAGTGAGAAATGGTAAAAGGAAATTAAAACAAGATCTACAGAAAGTTTCCAACAAGCGACCTAGTGACTTCTAGGGTGCTTTAGGGTGTCACTTAAGGGGGATTACAGTGCATGAGTTGGGAATGGCTAGTAGGTTTGTTAATTGGAGGTGAGTAGTATGTTTAGTTTAAGCGATGTGAAAATGATGTTTGACTGGGGCTGTTTTACAGAAGAACAGGTTCGTGAGTTTGTGCCATTGTGTATTACAGACGAAGAAGCAGATAAAATCATTAGCAAAGAAGAGAGCGCATCTTAATTGATGCGTTTTTATTTAAGGTAAAGGAGTTGTCACATGATTAATTTAGGGGAATGGGGAATGATAGCAGGATCAATAACCGCTATCGTTTCTTTGATTTTATTAGTAATAAAACCAATTACTGCATCTTTCTCGAAGATTACTGAGACTCTTTCAAAAGTAAGCCACAATTTAGATTTGCTAACAAAAGATTTAGAAGCCAGCAAAAATGATCGACTTACGATACACGAAGAACTGAAAAGTCACGATGAAAGATTAGATACACATGCAGAAAAATTGGTAGAACACACGCAACAAATTAAAACTTTATTTAGAGAAAGATCTCGGTAAAAAAGAAAGGAGTTAAGAAAAAATGATCTTACCCGATAAGTATTATCAAGTCATTAAATGGACAGTTTTAACAGTATTGCCAGCTGCTTCTGTGTTAGTAGCCACGTTAGGAAAAGCGTATGGATGGAATGGAACAGATATGGCAGTTCTGACTATCAATGCAGCAGCAACATTTTTAGGCGTTATCACTGGTGTGTCGGCATATAATTTGAAGAAATAGGAGGAAACAAATGAAAAAGAAAATTACTGTTACTGCGATGAGCCTATTAATGGCTCTTTTTTTATTGCCGATTAATGGGTTTGCTTATACTATTAATGACGAGTATAATTTAGCGCCGAATCAAGGAGACTCCAGATTAGCAATTCCTAACAAGATTATTTTGCACGAAACTGGAATAGATGCACCAGCAAGAAATGTAGCAGCCAACATGAAAAATAATTATAACGGAAGTAATCCTTATACCACAGATGTTATTGGTGACGGTGGGATTGTTTACCGTGTGGGTGAGCAAGGATATGTTTCGTGGGGTGCTGGTAATGCCAATCCTTATGCGCCTGTACAGATTGAATTACAGCGCACATATAATAAAGCATTGTTTGAGAAAAACTATCGAGCTTACATTGAATATACAAGAGATAGTGCAAAAAAATATGGAATTCCATTGACTCTTGATCAAGGAACTTCTTTATTTACAAAAGGAATCATTTCTCATTTGTGGGTGACAAATTATGTTTGGGGAAACCACACAGATCCATATGGTTACTTATCGCAAATGGGAGTCAGCAAAGAAAAGCTTGCTTATGATTTAGCTCATGGATTTACCGATGAAAATCCAACTACTTCAGATGATAAACCAGTCATTGATCCAACTAGAGCAGGTGCTGCAAATCCTACGCTGACAGATGGAACAAATTACGCCCACATTGATCAGTTCGGAGAAATCGAAAACGCAAACTTGCATGTAGCTGGATGGCACATTGCTAACTATAAATACGAGTATACTTTTATTATGGATTACAATACTGGAAAAGAATTAGCTCGAGTAAGAGCTGATGGAATTTATAGATCAGATGTAAATCAAGCGTATGGGACATCTGGAAACGTTGGCTATCATGTATCTTTTAACATGCGCAATTTCCCTAATAAGAAAGTATACGTCATGATGCGGGCAACGAATGATCCAGAAGGAAACACTAAAGGCGGTGCGCAAGATTTCCATGACAAACGTTGGTATTTAAATATTCCTAAACGATAAAAATAGCTCCTCGTTGAGGAGCAGTACATAGAATTGAAAATTAACGTTAAATCAAAAAAATATTTACAAGATGTTTATTTAAGTAGATAATAAAAGAAAAAAGCAGGTGAAATTGTGACAGCAGAAATTGGTATTATGAATAAAAGTGGAATCGTGTTAGCTTCAGATTCAGCATCTACGATTGGAGATAGCAAAGTATATAATACTGCAAAAAAATTATTTACTTTGGATTCCATGCATTCTGTAGGTATCATGATATATGGTAATGCTGAATTTAATGGTATTCCTTGGGAAATAATCATTACTCAATATAAGAAAAGCATTGGTAGTTCTGTTTTTAATACTTTGGAAGAATACGCGGATAATTTTATAGAATTTGTCAAAACAGCATCTTTTATTAGAAGTGAACAGACCGAGCAAGAACAAATGATTGGGGTTTTTCAAAAAATAATTTCAGGTTTATTTGAGAGTATAGAAGTAGATATTAACTTTTTAATAAGCCAAGGTACACAAATAGATAAAGATGTCCTAGTGAAGTTATTACAAACAAAAATGAATACCAATTTGTCTCAACAGTCCCAGACATTCATTTTAGATATTGAAAAGGCGTTATTTCTTAGTAACTATGGAGAAATATTAAAAGATATTCTTAATAGTATTTCTACAATGGAAGGTGTTTCAGAAGCTATATCAGAGGAAATTCAAAGTTACGTTTATGAAATTATAATTAGAGACGATGTTTATTCTTCCCCTACAGGAATAGTTATAGCAGGATATGGAAGAATGGATATTTTCCCTAAACTATATTCTTATAATATGTTTGGATTTGTTATGAATATTCTGAAATACTCAGAATATGAAAGTGCTCAAATAGGAAATGACAATGGTTCATTAAGATCTACTATATTACCATTTGCTCAGTCTGATGTGGTAAATACTGTAGTTCAAGGGGTAGATCCACAAATTACTAATTATCTGTCGAGTCAAGTCGATAGTTTTGACGATAACGGAAAAAATACCTATATTAATATTATAAAGAATATTTCAGAGTTTCAACAAAATCAATTCATATTTCCGTTACTAAACATGATTGCTTTACTCCCAGTTGAAGAAACAGCAATTATCGCAGAGACTTTATTAAATTTAACCAGTTTTAAACGAAAATATACTACTTCTGTAGAAACAGTAGGTGGCCCAATTGATGTTTTAGCTATTACACCTAATGATGGCCCTATTTGGATTAAAAGAAAACATTATTTTGATATTGATAATAATATTGGATACAGATTGCGAAAGGAGAGAGCGAATGATTACAATAATTAAACCTCAGGAAAAATCCCCTGTTTTGAAATTTAATGAGAGCAATCTAGCCCATAATAAAATGAGTATAACTGATACAGTATTTGATGTAATGGTTGAGCAACAAAAAAAAATTAATAATAACAATAGACAAAGAAAAGAAATTAACCAATATTAATGTTTTTTCTGTTGCGTTTTTTGCAGTCATAATTTAAAACCTCGCTCAATCTTGGGCGAGGTCTTTTTTCATTTTTCTGAAAAGTTAAAGTAAATAATAGCATAAAATAATATATTTTACAAAGAATAAGTACAATCTAGTTTTTTGCTATTAAATGTGTAATAATAAATATGCCATCACAACATGAAGAATGAAATCCATTATTATCTAGTCTAGTCCATTCTTTTTGTTTGCAGTAGTTGTGATGGCTTTCCGTACCTTTAGCTCAGCTGGTCAGATCAGATGGCTTATAACTATCTGATTGGAGGTTTTAATTCTACAGGGCACATAAAAATTTAGTTACCATTAAGGAGGAACTTTTATGGATAAAAGATTTAAATTTATCAATATTCTCAGTTTATTAATAGGAATATTAGTAAGTATAGAAATTTTTACAACCTGGTTTGGTATGCTATTTTCTAGTCTCATTCCTGTTTTATTAATGGGAGTAATAGGATTTATACTTTCTATTTGGTCATTAAGTAAAAATAGTAGTCTTATTGAAAAAGTTATCTCAGTATGTGGATTGTTGTTAAATATTATCCCTGTAGGATATTTTATATTATTATTTTTTGCAATAGGTTAATATCTTATGTTTTTTGACATGTTATATAGGGAAGTTAATCTATAATTGAAATTATTTTTCAAACATATTTGATATGCACTTTATTTCTTTATTTTAATTTATAAGTATAAAAAAATAAAAAAATAAATTTAATTATGTTAAAATGATAACGTCATCATATTACACAATCTTAATACTAACTTAAAAATATCTCCTTTCATAAGTATGGTGATAAAATCCGTTCCGGGCTACCTTTTTAGGTAGCCTACTTTAATTTTTATACCTTTCTGGATCAACGAAAGTATACTTTATATAGTCATAACGCCGATGATCGCTTCGAGCGTCTGGCACGTCAGTCACGATATCAAACAAAAAATATACGTCTTTCTTCATTCTCGTTTTCGCAGCAGGGATTTTAAAGTAGTTCTTATTAGAATAGTAGAGATTGATTAATAAGCTATCTTCGATTGCTAAAAAGAAAACTTCTGAATCCCATACTTTATAAAAGTCTTTAATGAATTTGTTCGAAGGATCAAATTTAAACCATAATTGTGTTTTGCCTTCCATTAACAT